GACCTAGGTCGGGGGGTCCCTTAGCACTTCCACGCGGTAGCTAAGAACACTACCGGCTGACAATTTTCCGAAGGGGAAGAATTCCTTTAGGAATATGTCAGAAAGGAGGTGCCGTCCGTATCTTGATGCGAGCGGATACGGGTCGCCCAGAATATTGAAGGTGATCCTTGTCCTCGAAGGGAGTTTCCCCTCGCTTCAAAAACCACTTCAGAAGGGCCCCGGAGTCATCGAGTGATGATGCTCGACGCTTCGGAACGACCGTGACTCCCCTGACAAGGGGGAGGTGAAGGTCATAGTCATAGCACTCTGGCTGGCTAGGCCCGTTGCTAAGACGGCCCAACAGAACTGATGTGCTCTCGATGATGGGAAATGGGATCATTCTCATGATCCATTCATCGAGAAAATCCACGGCCTCTCTGAAACCAGCTAAAAATAACTGATTACGGAGACTAACCGTGGAAACCAGTTCCTCAATATCCCGCCTGTCTCTTGGCAGCGGAGTTCTCACGCGGACGACTTTTACATCGTGACCGTCGTAATAGTCCTCGCCACAGCTCTCTCTGAACTTTCCAGTCCAAAAAGACTTGTGAACGTTCACTCGAAACCCAAAAGTTTCAAGGGCCTTGAGAACAGATTGCACGTAGTCTACAGGTACGACAATGTCGTCCCCGAAGACGCGCACCACGCCATAAAAGGATTCAACATCCTTTTTGGTCAGGCGTCGGTTGAGCTGCTCTTCTATCCCTACAAAGATGACCGTCATAAAGACGAGACTCTCTAAGGGAAAGCAGAGAGCTGACCCCATAGACGCGTACTTAGCTAGGCGAATAACGCCTTTGCCAGGTACATCAGCCTTTCGACTTCTTGTAGCATCCAGAGCTTCACGCAATGCGCGATGGTTCTGGACAAGAAGACGTACATGCTGATTCGAAACTCTGTCCGAGGCCTCGCTTAAATCAAGCGTGGCAAGGGATCCATTAACGGACCCAATCCTAGCAAGAATTTGATTTTCTTGCTGAGACTCGAACATGACAAAGTTAGAGGCATTGTCATCGCCTCTAATCTTGTCCACCATCAGTTCGAGAAGCCCCTGCTGCATATACTGCATGCATGTGGGCTCTTCGGCAATGATGCGAGGAGTTTTGAGCGTTTTAGGCACCAAGACAACCTTTGCGGGTATCTCGGCGCCAGGGGAAAGGAGTATAACGTCGTCCAACCTACTTGCAAAAGTGGGTCGGTCGTTCGGAATGATGTTTTCCCGTTGTGGAAACACACCCTCCAAACGCGATGTCCACATACGCTGATCGAACTTTCGGTTTCCCTTAAGTCCGTCAGCAGTGGCGCCGGGCCCATGCTTTGGCACGACAGTCCCGTTGTGGATTTGATTATCCACAGCAGAGAAAAGTCTAGCCCAAAGAAGGCGACCAACACGACCAAACTGCTCAGCATTAGTTTCAGTTTCATTCGCTGAAACAGAGTGGAGTGTCTGGTCATAACGGCGTATCTCCTTTTCAATCTCGATATACTTGTCGATAGCCCTTCGCTCCCGATTGGGAGTACAAGGGATTTCGATTTTGGCAAACATCAGACAAATCTGACGTATCGCCTGGATCGATTCGACTCGAGGAATATCGAGCAACCGACCACCTCGTCGATCAAACACAAGGTCAAAGAAACCTCCGAGAAATCGGGGGAGACTGCCAGTCTTGGCAAAGCCAAGAAACTGGTCGTGACCGACATAACCTTGGTCAAGACTTTTTTCGAAGTCCTTTCCAAAGTTAGACAGGGAAATCGTTAAAAAAGATCTCCCCTCGTGATTTGATCGCCTAATGATCGTTTTGAGATCATTAGAGGTGCTTATGCCGCATCGTGTCCCCAAATCATTGAGGACACACTGCAGGAACGCGATCAGGCTTTTCAACATCTCCCCTTTCAGGGGGGTAGGTGTTCCTTAGCCATGACGCTTATCCGATGAGAACCGTCAGTTAGTTCTCGCCACCCAAAAGCTGGGTGACCTTAGCTCCAGATGAAGCAGAGAGGTACGCCGTCAAAGCATCGACGAGGTACTTCTTCTCTGTGACGGTGAAGCCGTTCAGAGGCTCATCAACAACCACATAACAAGTGAGGCTGTTGCGAGCATTCTGAGTCGGAATCAACGGATCAGCAGAGACCTTCGTCTGGGACAATCGAATGGTGCGACGGACGCGGCGACCATAAGTGTTCGCCACATCCATCTTGACAGTCGTGTCAGCACTTGTGAAAGTGCCGGCGTTCTGTCCAGAGCTAGTTCTCGGAAGAGAAGTAGCCACACCATTGATTGTCACTGACTGTGGGTCGGAAAACGACATAGCAACGTCCTTGCAGTTGATGTGAGGACACACTGTTGTGCGTCCATTCCATGCAATCGGCACAAAGGCAGATCATGCCCTAGATCCGATAATGCATAGTTTTGTCTGACTTGGTTAACCCAAGCGCAGACAGAATGGCCCATCTCTTCGCGCTAAGCGTTGAGAGATCGATGCCAAAGCCATAAGGAGTTGCACGTGTTCGCCTTTTGGAATGAAAATGTTCCGTATGGCTGCACGTAGTTGGAGCAACAGCACCCGGAAGGGGCTGCATCTCCACCTGGGTGGTTACACGCTGCACATGAAGCTCGTGCATAATGTAGCCATACCGCAAAACTAGCGCATCACTGGAAAGTGCGGAAACGTTCGAAATGAATGTTCCGGTATCACTAAACCAGTCGATGAGCCAGGACCATGGTGTCAGTTCCCAGACGAGGCTCGGAGTTATCCGAGTCCCCAGAAGGTGATTAGCCAGCTGTTCATACCGTTCCATTTTATCGAAGAAACTATGTCCTTCGGCAAGATGGTAAGTGTATGCGCCTGAGAACGTAACGCGGTTGTGAATTAATTCAACAACTTGCGTGGCACCAATCGATGAGTAGTACCGGGAAATGGGGTTAATGAACCCATCTGAATGCATATAAGCATTGAAATGGGAACGATTTGACCGCATATTCGAGGTATAGTCATCGTAGAGAGTGATCTTGCGTCGTACCAGCTGATCGCTGTTACGCTGAAACCGTATTTGACGGGTAAGTTTATTAACCGTAAATACGGCTTGAGCCAGTTTCTCCAAGTCGCTAATAAACGGCTTGATACCAAACTCAACGTTTAGGTACTCATTCCCTGCAGAAGCAGGGGTGAGACCATTCCGGAGAGTATGGAGACCGACAAGAGAGGGCAATTGCTCCCTCAACTCGCCGAGAAACTGCGCAAGGCCAGCCTCTGGGGCAGTGGGGATCGTCCGACGTATCGCATTCGCGCCATCCGACTTAATCTTAGTCGGAGAGGACTCAAATGTCGATAAATCGGGATAGGAAACGCCTGCATCTAACTCCGATGAGGGGTAGATGTAGCCACGGTATTCATACCGGGCACCAGGATTGGTCGAGTTAGTCATGACACAGTTCAAGGTGTCAAACTCGTGCCAACGTTTTGAAGTGTAGAACTCATTGCCAGTATCGTACCTTCGTACGTACTCAGCTCTGAGAGCACTCTTCAATTCCTTTCCTTCGAGAGCCTCAATACCCGACCCAGGAACGTATTTTCGAGACTGGCTACGAAAACTCGTAGTAGTCTGGAAATTGTTTCCATGGGATGAGTGCACACTAACACCAGTAGTAGAAACCGACCCGTTGAGTAAATGAGTCCATCTGGACTCCTTACTATCAGGAAAGTTTCTACTCTGCGTCTTAATGGGCACAAAGGTCCTCCTTATGGAATGGTGCACTTATGCTCTAACAGCATAAGTGTAACACCTGCAATGCGAGAGGTAGGATCAC